TACCTTTGTTGTATGAGATATGAACCCAACCAGAATTAGCTTCTTCTGGTTTCCAAAATTCTAAAATTACTTGGTCAAATTCTAAATGACTAACTACCCAATCAGCAAGTTCTTTATTAGGAACTCCTAAAACTTCGCAATCAACTGCCATACCAAATGCGTGTTGAGATGTAGCAGAAGAACCTATGGCTTTGCATAATTCAGGAGAACGATAACCAGATGTTATTTTGATGTCGCCAAATTCATTTATAATTGGAGTTATAACTTCGTAAATTAATTTTTGTAGATTTATTAGAACTTGATCTGTTGGAGTATTATCTATTCCAAGTCTTGTAGCTGTCTCAGAAAATAATAATTCTTTTAAACTAACTTGCCTATCCATTTGCCATCTCTATTTAAAACACAAGGTGCTAACTTTGGTTGTGAGTCTATGATTAGACCAGTTCCTATTATAAATCTAGTTTTAAAATTCTTAGCATATTCAAAAGCTAAAGATTTTTGGTCTATTAAACAACCTACTTGCATACCCCAAAAAAGATTATCAGGATTAGCCCAGTATTCAATTTTAAACTTAGTATGAAAATGTCCCTGAACACAATTCATTCCATTTGTTTGTGATACTTTTAAAACATCAGCAGAACGACCATGAGTAAATAAGCATCTTTGTTTATTAGGAAGTGTTACTGTTAAATCATCAAACCACTTCCATTTTTTAGTTCCTAAGAACTCGCCATATTCTTTTAGATATGCTCTTGGCATACCATGTTTTAATGCTCGTCTATAAACCATTGATGAGTGGTTAGAATCTATTTCTACTAATTCAGGAAATATTGATTCAAGTTCTTTTATGTAATCTTTTGCTTTAGCAAGTTCATGTCCAGCAGAAAATAAATCTGGGTTTGAATCATGGAAACTAAGTGCGTGGTGGTCTAGCAAATCACCAATAGACATTACAAAAGTAGGTTTGTATTCCTTCTTTAATGCTTTTAAGAAATCAAAAGAATCTTGCCTATGATAAGGTAGGTGCAAATCTGAAATAACCAGAATCCTTCTTGTGTCCATAACTACCTAGTAGTTGTATTTGTTAAAATAAGCAATAGTTACTTAGCCAAGAATATAGTAATTAAAGCCAATGATAAAGCACCAAGTCCACATAATATAGACCAGAATAGAGTTTCTAGTTTCTTTTCTAGCTTATATACTGAAGTACCTAGTATTCTTAGTTCTCTTTTAATTCCTGTGATATGTCCCTTTAGACTGATTAGTTCTTCGTTGGTTTTTGTCATACATTTTTTGGTATGCCAACCTATTTATCAAATAGCAATTTAAAAGTCTATTTAATGTTTAAATGTATCTTAATTGATTCTATAAAGTCGTTAATTGCCAGTTCGTACTTCCAACCAAGATATATACCAACTGTTAGAGATGCTAACATTAATATTATTGTCATATTATTTTTGATCCAAGTAGTTTGCTAAGTTTAAAAGTATTAGATCAACATCATCACCATCATTGATAGTCTCTCTATTACAATTGACAAATTTATATACTAAATTTTCAGCATTGTCTCCTATAAGATTTATAACTTCTTCTCTTGTTACTCTAAGATTTGGATTAAAATATTTATTACCATATATATTGTGAAACATACCAGCGTAACATACATCTTCTGATTGTTTCCATTTCTTTAAAATATTAAAAGTTCCTACTAAATGATTTAAAAAATTAGAATGAGAATGTGGTATGTTATTACAATTCTTACTAATAAGAAACTCAATACATTTATTATATTTATTATTATCCATTAATTAAAATTAAAATTAATAACAATTCTTTTGATTGCTTCTTTTGGATGTCTGCCAGTATGATAAATGTTTCCATCAAATAAAACCAATCTACCTTTTTTATGTTCAACCCTTTTGTATATTATAAAATCATTACCCTCTCTATTAAAAAAGAAAGTATCTCCATCAGAATCATTTACATAATATACACCTGCAAAATATTCTTCTCCAGAAGTTCTATCTAAATGTGGAGTGTTGTGAAATTCTTTATTTGAAAAAGAACATTGAGTTAATAAATTAACTTTCATTCTAAAAAAGTTGTTTACGTTAGTTATGCTTTTAATTTTTTCTTTCATAAACTCTGATAAGAATAGCAATGGAGAGTTTTCTGGTTTTCCAAAGTCATCTAATAAAGAATGATTAAACTGTATATATTCTTTAATATTTTTATTTTTATTTATTACAGATAAATATTTGTGAGGAGCAACAGTAGATGGATAGGTAGATAAATTCCAATTAATATGATCTAAAGAAGATTCAACCATTCTTGCTTCTGTACTATCTAAGAAGTTATCAATTATTTTTATTTGATTCTTGAGTAACAATTGTTCTCCATTGATTAAAGTCTTTGTATTTAAAGTTCATTGCTAGACTTCTTCTAATTCCATCAGACATATTAGGCTCAACTGAATGAACTAAATAAGCAGGAAATATAATTAAGTCTCCAGTTTTTGGAGTTATTCTATAGAAGTTTCTTCCATTAACAAATTCTCCAGCACTATTAAATTCAAATGTTTCAATAAAACTATGTGATCCTCTTGGATCATGTAATAATAAATCACCACATTTATCAAATGTATTTAAATAAAGAACAGCAATTATTGTTTCGTTACAATGATCGTGAGGAGAATTTAAACCATACTTTTTAGTATTGGTAACCCAGCTCTTTACTAAATTAAAATTAATTTTCTTTTTAGTTATTTCCTCGTAATATAAATCAATTTCTTTTGTAAATATATTTACTAATTTATCAGCTTCTTCTTTTGGTAATCTTTCAAAAAAGTTTTTAACAAATCCTAAAGATGTTGCTTTATTAACTAGATTTCTAATCTCCTCAAAATTTTCAAGAGAAATTATTTTAATAGGTGTTGTAAATAAATGTTGTATTGTCATTCTTTGCTCATTGATATTCCAATTCTTGGAGATAATGCTTTTACATTGTGTAAAACATTTTTTCGTACTATTATTAAATCGCCAGAATTTAATATATATTGTTGTTCATTATTTATTACCCAAAGCGAAGAACCTTGACATTGCCAAAAATAAACATTGTCATTATCTTTGTGTGTTCCAAAATTTTCTTCTTGAATTGATACATTAAAATATAAATGAGCAACTTTTAATTTTAAATCAGATAGTATAGGTTTTAGCCTTTCAATTTTATGTGCCGTATGAGAAACAAAAAATCCTAAATGTTTGTGTTTTATTAACTCGTTATTTAAAACAGAATTATTAAAATTATTTAAACATTCTTCCCAACTTAAAACATTTAAATTATAATTTTTAATAAATTTTACTTTCATTTAATTGGTAAATTATCTACAAACTCTTGAGATATAATTTCAATTTTATCTTCCATATTATCTCGTCTAGGAGTTCCTTCTATATAACAAAGTACACCACCAGTTAATCTATACAAAGCAGAAGCTAGCATAGCAGTATTATACTGATAAGAAACATCACACGCTTTAGTCCAGTATTCTCCTTCAAGAAATAAACATGCACCTTTGCAAAGCTGAACAACTGGACATCTAACGCACTCGCTTCTAGTTCTAAAGTGATGAACTAAAGTCATTTCCATAGCTTTAATGTTTTCAGTTCTGCCTATGTTATGTTTTGGAAGATTGGCATTAGTATTTTGGCAAGTCATTGCATTACCTTTTAAATCTACTGCAAGTGTATTAGGATTATCCATTCCACACTTTTGACCAAATACTGTAAATGGTCTGCGTGTACTTATTGATTTAAAAAAATCATCTATCTTATCAAATATTGTAGATACTCCCCAAGTTTTACCAAACCCAGCTTCTTCAAATATTGTTTCTCTTAATTCTTTTTGTTCGTGTGGTAATGTTGGCGATAACATCATTCCACCAGCATCATAAGGAAGCATTATTTCTTCAGATGATAAAGGAATATCAAATGGATTTATTCCCATCTTCTTTCCAATATGCTCTCTTACTTTGTGCATACTGTAATTCTTAACAGTAAGAACACAGTTAAAACCTATTCTGCCTTTTGGAAATAAAATTTTATATGCGTATTTAACCGCATCTAATACTTCAGGTATATCAAGAATATCTTTACCACGTTGTTCTTCATATACATGACCATCGTGAGATATTCCTAATTGAAAATCTAAACTATCTAACCAATCAACAGTTTCTCTAGTAAGCATTGATGCGTTAGTAATTATATTAAATTCTGCTTTAGGAAATTTCTTTCTTAAACCTTCTGCTAATACTTTTAATACTTTAATATAAACAAGGGGTTCTCCACCCCAGAATTCCCATCTTGTTTTATTACCATCTCCTTTAAACCAAGTATCTAATTCATCTAAAAACTTTTGTGCTTCAGCAGGATTTCCTTGAAATGAATTTGGAACTTGTGACGCTTGATTACAATAACTACAAGCATAGTTACATTTTAAACCCATTTGTATTTTTACATTAGTTGGTTTATCAGATTTCTTTGCAGGGTTACTTGGAGAGTTTGGTGTCCATTCATGAAAATGACCAGACTTATATTCCATATTAATGTTTGCTAAATCTAATGGAACTCCATTCTCTGTAAGTTCAGAGGTATGTGGTTTATACATTAAGTATCTCCATCCTTTTGGATATTGAAGATGTAATTTATATTCTGGTGGATTAGTTGTATCGTAAGTCTTAACTACTTCTGGTTCTGTTTTTTTCCAAGAAGCAAAATTATATTTATTTGTATCTTTCATTGTTGTTATGCTGATTACATAACAATATTATATACATATATCAATATGTATATAGTGTTAATAATTTTTATGCTGTTATATTTTTTGAGATAATATTAGAAAAATATTTAAATCCAAATTCAACTTTCATAACTTCACCTTGCTCTAATCCATAAGGAAGTACTTTAAATTCAGCAATACCATCTATATCTGTATAAACTTCTCTATTAGCAATATAGCCGCTTGATGATTTTGCAAATACTCTTACTCCTTCTTTAGATACATCATCATTATTAAGAGTTAATTGAACTTTAATCTTAGTCCAGTCTCCTGCTTCAGAAGTATTTACAATTTTTAATCTTGGTAAATTATTTAAATTCCATTCAATTATATCTTCTTCATTACCAGAAACTTCTTCAGCGTTTGCAAAATTTTCTAATAATTTAGAAACATCTTCTTCTTTAATTTGTATTCTAAATAAATAATCATTAAATAAACTATCTTTAAATGGTATATAAATTTTACAAACTGTATGAACAAAATTATTTTGTTTGTTCTCTGAACTCTTATCAAATTTAAATCTAAAATAATCTAACTCAGAAAGTTTAGACTCATTAGTTTCTACGTTTTTAAAAACTGGTCTATTTAATTTATTATTAGAGTCTGATGTTACTAATATAATATTATGTTCATAAATAAGTCTTGTTGCATTTTCAAGATAGAAAGAAATTCCTTCTTCATACATACCTAAACAATCTTTTATTGATTGTTCATTTGATAGTTTTAAATATACTTTGTTATCTTCTGTCTTTAAAAAATTAACAGGTTTTGCATTTTCATTTATGCTATAAAATATTTTCATATTTTTATTTTAGTTAATCTGTACGGCAATCACATGCACAAGCACATGCACAATTACAATTACAATTTGTTTTGCAATTAAAACTTCCACAATTACAATTATTTACTGTTCGTGACTGAAATGAACCACCAAGTTCATCTTCTGTTGCACCATAGCTTCCAAAGAATTTTGTATCAACAGTTACTGGAGTATTTGTTTCTGTGTTACCACCAGCATAATCATAATCAGCAATGTTAGCACAATTAGTTGTTGTAACACCAGTAAAACCAATTCCTGCCCATGTCCACCAGTTACCATTTGGTGGTTTAGGTAAATTTATTTGAGCAACAGTAGCACCAGTTGAATCTAAGTATGTAGCTGTTGCATTATAAGTTTCGTCTAGATGACCATTTGTAACAGCAGTAGCACAATTACTATTAGGAATAAAACCCTGACAGTTTGCCACTGCAATAGTTGATTGTCTAGTTACTCTATTTAGTCCTGATAATTTACGACCATCACTTGCAACAATTCCTAAACTTTGTGCGTCTGAACCTGCGTTTGTTGAAACTATATTTCCACTTGCATCTACTATTTTTGCTATATCTCGTGCTTTGCTCATATTTTATCCTTTAAAATTAATTATCACTTAAATTTTATTATTTCAACTCTATCTGTTGTTGTAGCACCAGTAGTTAATACTATTGATGTACCATTTGTAGCTGTAAAATCAACACCATTTAATAATTTAATACCATTAAGAAATACTTGAACGTAATTAACTGTATAAGATGTAGAAAATGTTGTTTGACCAGAAGTTGGTGTAACTATTGTTTCGCTAAATGCACCAGACGTACCGAAAGACAATACACCAGAACCATTAGTTACTAAAGTTTGACCATTTGTTCCATCAGAAGTTGGAAGTGTATATGGTGTAAACGACATAACTCCTGCTGTTGAAGAAATTAAGGCTTGATTGTTTGCAGTTGGTGCTACTGGTAATGTATAAGTTAAATCAGCACTAACACTTGCTGGTGCTTTTAACCCAATATAGTTAGTTCCATTTGCAGTTGTTTCTCTAAAACGAATTTCTTTTTGATTGTCTATAATTAAATTTACTGTTGTTGTATTTACTGTATCTGAAAGTGTTAAAACTGTTCCTGTTGCAGTAGTTGATAATCCAGTAATTGATACTGTTGAATCTAACCAATTTACTGTGTTAGCTGTGTGGTCAATAGTTGCTAAAGATATATCGTCAGCACCATCATAATATTTTAAAGTTGGAGAAGTTGCAGTTGTTGTGTCTAACCAAAGCTGACCAGCTACTGCACCTGTTGGTCTTGATGTTCCTGAAT